CATCGCCAGGAATGGCGCCCGGGTACTGACGAGCCATCTCCTGGTGCGCCCGCTCCTCAAACGCCAAGCGGACCTCAGGGAACGAGCACGCTTCCGGTGACGCGAGGACCTGCACGTAGCACTCGTCCTCACCGAGACGCCCGGATAGGACGTACCTCCGCAACAAGATGGGAGCAGCGTCCTCGCTCACTTCGCGTCCTCCGTTCCGGGGAGCGGGCCGGCGTCCTGCTCGTCATGCATCTGACGGATGGTGTCCAGGATCTCCTCGACCGGCTGCGGCTCGTGGTCCGCCTTCCTCCAGCCCATAACTACTTCCCGCCCTTCTGCGTCTCGTGCCGCTTCTGCTCGCTCTTCAGGTAGTCGCGGAGTTCGCGTTCCGCCTGGTCGCTGGTGTCGCCCATGGTCAGTGCTCCTCGTGGCTGTCAGCAGGCTGAGTCGTGCCCGCGGATCCGTCGCTGTCGCCAGCGTCGTTGGTCATGTGATCGGAGTGGTTGTAGTTCCGGTGGTCGTCGTGTTCACGCGCCATCACGCGTCCTCCTTCTTGGGCGTTCCCGGGACCGGCTTGGGGTCCTGCTTGACCCAGCCGCCATGGGAGCCGCAGTAGTCGGTCTCGTGACCCTTCAGCCGCGGGTCGCCTGGCGTCGGGCGGGGCTGCTTCAGCACCATCAGACCGCACCCCCACACTCGGTGCAGCGCCACGTGCCGTCAGCGTCCTGCCGGATCATCGGGTGGTCACAGGAGCTCATACGGCGGTCTCCCCGTGGGCACGGTGTCGGCACTCTCGGACTGCTGCGGTGATGCGGCGGACCTGCTCGCGGTTGATGCCGGTCGTCTTGACGATGTCGACCTGGAGGACGCCGGCTTCGAGGTCGGCGACGATCGCGTGGTCGCGTTCCTTGCGGGCGGCGTGGAGGGCGGCTTCGACGTTGCGGAGGTTGGTGACGGCGATGATGAGTCGTTCGGATGGGGGTTGTCTCATACCACTCATGGTCGCATGCTGGGGGGTGCCGAGTCTAGTCGGCCGACCGATGGTTGACATGCATCCCGGAGGTGGCATACAGTGGTCTCAACGGAACGCCACCGAAGGAACCCAACATGATCCACGCCAACCGCACCCGCCGCGCCACCCTCAAGACCCGCGCCAACCAGAACCGCGCCACCCGCAAGGCCACCCGCGCCGTCAACACCGGCCGCCCCCAGACCGCCCGCACCCACCTCACCGCCGCCGGCCTCACCGACACCACCGCCCGCCGCTACGCCCCCGCCTTCAGCCGCGGCCTCACCGCCGACGACGTCACCACCACCCGCATCAAGCTCAAGGGCCGCGCCCGCAAGACCGTCCAGGCCAAGCTCTACACCCTCACCACTTTCACGGCCCGCCTCGCCACCTACCGCCCCAAGGACAAGACCGCCGCCGCCCTCTTCGCCCGCGCCGCCCACACCCTCGCCGCCTAGGAGAAGCCATGGCCCGCATGATCGGACGTACCTGCCCCACCGGCCCCGGCGGACGCGACTGCAACTGCTGCGGCCAGCCCCCCGGCCACGACCGCAAGACCTACCGACGCCGCGCCAAGCGCTCCGAGCGCCAGCAGTGGAAGCGCACCACCAACACCTACATCGTCACCGTCTACCCCAACGCCTAAGGAGCCACCATGACCTTCAACATGGACCAGCGCGTCCGCACCACCGTCAACGTCGAAAGCATGTGGCCCAACGGCCAGGACGTCCCCGCCGGCTCTCTCGGCACCGTCGTCGCACTGCCCGTCGGTCTCGAATCCACCACCTACGGCATCCTCATCGACACCGACCGCGACCAGATGCCCATGACCTACGACGCCAACGAGATCACCCCCGCCTAGGAGCAGCCATGACCATCCGGCCTCCGGCACCCCACCCCTGCGCATCCTGTCCCTACCGGCGCGACGTCACCTCCGGTATCTGGGACGCCAGTGAGTACGCCAAGCTGCCGGCCTATGACCTGCCGACCTACGCCCAACCACCGCGCCTGTTCCTGTGTCACCAACACGACCGCGACGACGACCGCACGCGGGTGTGCGCGGGCTGGTCTGGATGCCACGACGGAGACCACCTGCTTGCGCTGCGCGTAGCGGTGTCGTCGAGGCATATCACGGTGGAGACAGCCAACAGCATCCGCGAGTACGTTTCGCCATCCCCGCTGTTCGCCTCCGGCGCCGAGGCTGCCGAGCACGGGATACGGGAGATCTGTGCCCCGTCCCCGAACGCCCACGCGGCTATCAGCAAGATCACACGCAACCGCAGCGACATCACTCCCAACTAAGGAGCTCACCATGACCTACCACCCCGGCCAGCGCGTCACCATCACCCGCGACATCAGCTTCCCTGAAGACGGCTACTCCGCCCCCGCGGGCACCCCCGGCACGATCACCGCCCACAACACCTACCCGGCCGAGAGCGCGGGCACCTACGGCGTCGTCCTCGACACCGACCCCAAGCACCTCCCCACCCTCTGCTGGCCCGAAGACATCACCCCTGCCTGACGCCTCAGCCTTCCCGCAGCCCCGCCCCGGACACCGGAGCGGGGCGCACCCATGTCCCGGCACAATCGGATCATGCCCACCTACCCGCCACGCTGCCCCGCCACCAACCTCAACGGCCGGCCCTGCTCCCAACCCGCCGGCTCCCGCACCAACCACCGCGGATACGGCCACTGCGCATGGCACAAAGGCGCACAGAAGAACATCGAGGAGACATGGGCCATGGCACAAGAACTCGCAGCCGAGAAGGGCATCACCCCGCAGGAAGTCCTACTCGACCTCGTCCGCGCCGCCGCACGCCGCGCCGCCTGGACAGAGACCATCGTCATCGACGGCATGCGCTCCCACATCGAGGCCGGTGGCGACCCCATGAAGCCACCCACCTCCCTCGACCGCTGGCTGAAGCAATCCCGCGAAGAACGAGCACTCGCAGCCAAGACCGCCAAGACCGCCGTAGACGCCGGCGTCATGGCAGCACTCGAACGCCGCCTCGACATTGAGGGCGAGCTCGTCGCCACCGTCATCGGCGGAGTCCTCGACTCCCTCGGCCTCGACCAGGATCAGCGACTTACCGCGATGACGACAGCACAGAAACTCCTACTCGAAGCGGGCGGCACGCCAGAATGAGCCACATGACCACCCCCAGCCCCTACCGCGTGGCTGTGATCCCCACACGCGACCGGCATGCCATGCTCCACGACTGCATTCGGTCCGTCGTGAAACAGGTCGACCACGTCATCATCGTCGACAACCAGTCCGAGCCGCCGATCCTCAACGAGGACCTGCCGTGGGGCTGCTCCGTCGTCACCGCACCGATGGACCCCCCGAACATCAGCGCACTGTGGAACATCGGCTTGCAGCTGGCCGACGCGCTCGCCCTGCAGAACTTCGCCCCGCACTGGGACATCGCTGTCCTCAACTCCGACGTGATCGTCCCCGACGGGTGGGTCAACACGCTGTCGACCGCGATGCGGTCCACCACCGCGGTGCTCGCCTACCCCGACCAGTGCGGCGGGAAGGCACAGATCCTCCATACCCAGGCTGGCCCCATCGACCTGCGGCAAAGGATCACCGGCTACGCGTACATGCTCCGCGGCGAGACCGGCCTCCGCCTCGACGAGACCATGGCCTGGTGGTTCGGAGACGACGACATCGACTGGGAAGCCCGCCAGCGAGGCGGCGCGCTCCTCGTCCCCGGCATCCCCGTCGAGCACCGCGAACCCAACGTGTCCACCAACGCCCGCCCCGAACTCGCCGAACAAACCGGCCGAGACCGAGCCACCTTCCAACGCAAGTGGGGACGCACCCCATGGTGAGGAGCAGCATGAGAATCGCAATCACTGGTGGCTTCGGCTTCCTCGGCCACGCAGCGATGCACGCCGGCCAGAACGAAGGACACGACGTGTTCTCCTTCGACCGGGCCCACGGCAACGACGTCCTCGGCGACCTCACCGCCCTGGAAGGCGCAGACGCGGTCATCCACCTCGCCGGCATGCTCGGCACCAGCGAGCTGTTCGACACCCCCGAAGCAGCCGTACACGCCAACGTCATCGGCACCCTGAGGATCCTGCAGTGGTGCCGGGCCAACAACGCCGCCTACGTCGGCATCACCATGCCCCCCGTCTTCCCGTCGGTGTACACCGCGACGAAGGTGTGCGCCGACCGCCTCGCCACCGCATGGCACCACGCCTACGGCGTCCGCGTCTCCCACGTCCGCGCGTTCAACGCCTACGGCCCCGGACAGAAATGGGGCCCCGGCCACCCACAGAAGATCCTCCCCACGTTCGCTCGCGCCGCATGGGAGAACCGCCCCCTCCCCATCTGGGGCGACGGATCCCAGACGATGGACCTCGTCCACGCCGACGACGTCGGCCGCATGCTCATCGAGGCCACCAAGCACGGCGACGACGTCACCTTCGACGCCGGCACCGGCACCGCCATCACCGTCAACGACTTCGCCAAGTACGTCCTCGGACTGACGAACTCCACGGGCGGCGTCGAACGCATGCCGATGCGCCCGGGAGAGAAGCCCACACAGATCGTCGCGCAGGGCGAAGGCTGGGACCGCCTCGACTGGAAGCCCGAACACCACTGGGGCCGGATCGCCGAAGCCATCGAGTGGTACCGCAACCCCTCATGACCCGCATCACAATCCTGTCCGCGTGCTATGACCGGTACGACACCATCAAGCCGGTCATGCCGCAGCACGGCGCCGACGTCGACTGGATCCTCATCCACGACGACATGCACCTAGACGAGGCTGACGCCCCCGGCTGGCGCCTCGTCTACGAGCCGCGCCCCGGTGTCCACCCCAACCGCGCTGCCAAGCACCCCAAGTACGAGCCGTGGAACTACACCGACACCGACCTGTCCATCTGGGTCGACGCCTCATTCCGCGTCGTTTCCCCATACTTCGCCGTCCAAGCCACGGAACAACTGACCGACGAGCAGCCCATCGCCCAGTTCGTCCACCCGTGGCGCACCTGCATCTACACCGAAGCCACCGCGTCGGCGCCGATCCCGAAGTACGCCAGCGAACCGGTACTGGAACAGGCTGCTGCGTACCGCAAGCACGGCCACCCCGAGGACTGGGGACTCTGGGCAACCGGCGTCATCGCCCGTCGGCACACCGAACCCGTCCGCAAGATGGGCTCGTTCTGGCTCGTCGAAACCTACCGCTGGTCGTACCAAGACCAGATCTCCCACCCCTACGCCCTGCGCGAGCACCAGCTCCGCCCGCAGGCACTCCCCGGCATGCACCTGGCGAACAGCTGGCTGCAGTACGAAGGAAGCGAACGACACTGATGACCAGCCTCGAAATCGGCGGTGGCCACCTCACCCAGCCCGGGTGGATCAACATCGACCCCACCCACGGCATCGGCGAATGGAAGCGCCCCGCCCAGGCAACCCCCTGGCCTACGCCAACCGACAGCATCGACGCCATCCGCGCATCCCACGTCATGGAGCACATCCCCGCAGGACAGCCCCGCATCGACGTCATGAACGAGGCGCACCGCGTCCTCAAGCCCGGCGGCATCTTCGAGATCCGCGTGCCCAACGCCCTGTCCGGAACCTGGCACGCCTTCGCCGACCCGACACACGTCAGCTTCTGGTGCCTCGCCTCGTTCCACTACTTCGACGGCTCCTTCGCCGCCAACGCCGACTACGGCATTCGGTACTGGACCACCCTGGAACTCCTCATCCAGGGCGACAACGAGATCCTCTGGAAGGGAACTCCGCGATGAGCAGACCTGGTTATGGCGAAGAGCCACTGATCCATTCGGCGATCACTGACGTGCTCCCCGAAGACCATCCGCTAGCGCACGAGAACACCGGCTGTGATAAGCCGGGATGCTCAGAGCTGCTGCATTACTGCATCAACGAGAACATGCAGACCTGGGTGGAAGCTCACAACGGCAACTACTGCCTTCCCTGTTTCGCTGCACTGGATGACGCGGAAGGAATCATCGGATGGTCGGGGTCACGAGACCAGGCGTGACCGTGGTGACGCCCTTCCATGAGGCACGCCGCCGCAACGGCATGCTCGACCGGGCCGTCGCTTCCGTCCGCGCCCAGACCGTGCCCGTCGAGCACATCCTCGCCGAGGACGTGCACCGCATGGGCGCAGCCATCACCCGGCATCACGGGCTGCACCTCGTCGAGACGGAGTGGACAGCGTTCCTCGACTCCGACGACGAGATGGACCCCGACCACATCGAGCAGCTCCTCGCCTGCGCGAAGGACACCGGCGCCGACTACGTCTACCCGTGGTTCCGCGTCGTCGGCGGCACCGACCCATTTCCCATGTTCTTCGGACGGCCCTTCGACCCCGACTGCCCGAACAGCACGACGATCACCATCCTGGTGCGCACGGGCATCGCGAAGCAGGTCGGGTTCTACCGCGACCCCACCACACAGGTAAGCGGAGAGGACTACGCGTTCACCCTCGGCTGCATCAAGCTCGGCGCGCAGATCGTGCACCACCCGGCACGAACCTGGACCTGGCACCACCACGGACACAACTCCGCCGGCCGACCAGACTGGGGCGACGCCGCAATAGGAACGACCGGAAGGAACCACCGTCGTCACCGATGACAATCGGAAGATGACCACAGCAGACAGGGCAGCAGTCGCCGCACGCGCCGCTGCCCTGCTCTCTGCCCAACTCCAACCACGCTGGCGACCACTCCCACACCAGACGCCACCACCAGGAGACTGGTACGGATGGCTACTGCTCGCCGGCCGCGGCGCCGGAAAGACGGACGCATGTGCGGAGTACATCGCCCGCCACGTGGCAGGCCCGCCGTGTCTACCTGGCCCTGTGCCGCATTGGATCGGCATCATCGCCCCCACCCAAGGCGACGCCGTCACCGCATGCGTCTCCGGCCCATCAGGCATCAAAGCCCACGACCCCACCGCTGTCGGACCGATCACCACCGCAGGCGGCACCGTAGTCCGATGGCCCAACGGATCACAGGCCAAGCTCTACGGCGCCAACAACCCCGAGGACGTCGAACGCCTCCGAGCCGGCGGAAACACCTGTGTTGCCGAAGGCACCCTCGTGCGCACCGAGCATGGCCCTCAACCTGTTGAGTCCATCGAGATCGGCGATCGCGTGTGGACCCGGAATGGGCTGCGTCGGGTGCTGCGTGTCTGGGACAACGGAATCAAGGAGGTTCGACGGTACGAGCACGAAGCAGGGCACGTATGGCTGACCCCCGACCATGAGATCTGGACCACAAGAGGCTGGATTCAAGCTCGCTTCGTTAAGCCAATTGATACAGTTACTACATGGAATCACCTGCAAAGTTCGTCATATACGACGGTGTCCGATGGTACGAGCGAGAGAGCGGCTACTACTCGAACAGTAGAAGAGGGCTGCTCCACCGATGGGTGTGGAGGCTGGAGCGAGGGGACATTCCGAACGAGATGCAGGTGCACCACCTCAACCATGACCGAGGCGACAACAGGATCGAGAATCTGGATCTCGTCAGCAGAACCGAGCACTTGCGCATCCATGCCAGAGACTCTGAGTGGCATCGAAAGGGGGCTCAGGCCGCGTGGGCCAATGCAGAGTGGCGCGAGTTCACATGCCAACGATGCGGCGGGGTTGGACGCACGCGCGCTCCCCGGGAAGCCAAGTACTGCTCAGCCGCCTGCCGGGACCATGCGTCACGAGCACGGGAGCAACGGGTGTGTAGCGTGTGCGGCGCTAAGTTCGAGTGCCCCTCCAGAAATCCAACCCGCACCTGTTCGCGCCGGTGCACTTCGGTCTACGCCTACCAGCAGCGCGGCAAGGGTGTACGACCTGACAGTTGAGCACGACCACGAGTTCTTCGCTGGCGATCTCCTCGTGTCCAACTGCGTTGCGTGGCTTGAGGAGTTCGCCGCATGGCGGTACATGCAGGAGTCCTACGACCAGCTCCGCTTCGGCCTGCGCTCCGGGCCGCGCCCGCACTGGGTTGCATCGACCACGCCGAAGCCCAAGCACCTGCTGAAACGGTTCACGCAGGGCGACTTTCCCAACGTGACTGTGACCACGGCCACCATGTACGACAACCCGCACCTCCCTGCCCACATCAGGGAGATGCTTGAAGACGCCTATGCCGGAACCGACCTCGGCGAGCAGGAGTTGTACGGTCGGCTGCTCGACGAGATGAAGAACGCCCTGTGGCGGCGCAAGAATCTTGCGGCCGGGCGGATCCCCGCCATGGATCTTCCGGACCTGATGCGTACCACAGTGGGTGTCGACCCGTCCGGCGGCGCCGGGGAACAGGGCATCGTCGTCACCTCGAAGACTGGACTGCTGCTGCCCGGTGTGCTTCCCGGTCCGGAGTTGGACGACGAGGAACGTACCGCGGTGAAGGTACTGCGGCCGCAGCCTCATGGCATCGTCCTCGATGACCGCTCCTGCCAGCTGTCTCCTGAGGGGTGGGGGGAACGCGCTGTGCGGGCCGCTATCGACTGGGAAGCAGATGACATCTGCGTGGAGGTCAACTACGGGGGGGACCAGGCCATTGCCGTCATCCGCACGGCTATGGAGAAGATCGGCGTCGACATCCCAGTTCGCAAGGTGCGGGCTACACAGGGCAAGGCGATCCGGGCGCAGCCGGTCGCTGCATTGTCGGCGCAGGGACGGTGGCATCACGCTGGCACGTTTCCCGAGCTGGAGGAACAGATGTGCACCTGGTATCCGGAGCTTGGGTGGTCGCCTGACCGGCTGGACGGCATGGTGTGGGGGCCGTGGCATATGAAGCTGGTGGGCACGGTGACGGGCGGCCGTGGGTCGATGGGCTCGGCGATGGCTGGAAGACCGATCACTGGCGGGCGCGTACGGTGATCGTCATGGATTTGTGGCTGCTGCTCGTGCTGATGTCGCTCGCTGTGTACCGGCTGACGCGGCTGCTCGTCGACGATACGTTCCCTCCTGTCCTGTGGGCGAGGGACCGCATCGTCGGTGGCTGGCGCCCGCTCACACTGAAGGAGCAGGGCAGCCATACTGCGATGCCCGAGGCCGAGGGCGAGCGAACGCATCACATCGCGTTGGGTCACCTGATGCTGGTGGACGGCGTAGTCAGTCGGTATGTGAAGCGAGCTCCGTGGATCCCGCTGTTCTTCGCTGGGCTGTTGTCGTGTCCGTACTGCGCCTCTGGCTGGCTGGCGCTCGCCGTGACCGTCGGGGTGTGGTGGTGGCTGCCGCTCGCGACGCCGCTGCTCGTGCTGCTGTGGCTCGGCTCGTGGGCGTTGGGCGGGATGCTGGCGGCGCAGGAGTGGTCCTAATGCACGAAACCCCACCGGTGTGTGCGGTGGGGTTCTAGAGAGGCGCCCTCAGTTCCTCCGTGGGCGAGCGGTCCCGCCTCAGAGCATGTGGTCAGTGTAGCTGTGGTGTGGAAAGCTGTGCGTAGACGACCGGGATGGCGTACCGGTTGGGTGGAGAGGGCCGCTCGCGCTGAATACGCGAGCGGCCCTCGGGTCTTTCCGGAACGATCTTTCCCGGTAGGCGCTTACCGTTCCCGCAGACCAACCCCACGACCTGCGGAGGGCACCCGTGGCCTGGTACCACGCATTCACCCGGCGCGGCATGAACATTCCCGCCATGTCACCTGAGCCCGCCATCACAGCAGCCGCAGCCCCCGTAGCCACCCCCCGCACCGAGCTCATTCGCACTCCCGACACCTGGCAGGAAGAAGCCTGGGGCTACTACGCCGACCTCGGCGAGTTCCGCTACGCAGTTGACTGGAAGAGCGCCATGCTCTCCCGCGTCCGCCTCTACGCCGCAAAGATCGAAACCGGTAGCGATGAACCCGTACGCGGCGACGCCGGCACAGCAGTCGACCTCATGAGCGAGTTCGCCGGCGGACCACCTGGCCAGGCGAAGATCATGGCTGGACTAGCGACCCAGCTTGACGTACCTGGCGAGGGCTATATCACCATCGAGAACATCGATGGCATCGAACGGTGGGCCGTACGCAGCCTCGACGAAATCCGTGTGGCCCGCGAACGGTTCGAGGTCCTCGACGAGAACAACCCGAGAACTGGCACTGCCGGATGGCGTCCCCTCGCGCCGGACTCCATGCGGCCGCTGCGCGTATGGCGTCCGAACCAGCGTTACCACCACATCGCCGACAGTCCCGCTCGCGCCGCCCGGCAGACGATGCGTGAGCTGGAACTCGTCAACCGGCACATTACCGCCCAGTACCTGTCACGCCTCGCCAGCGCCGGTGTGGTCCTCTTCCCGGATGAGGTGACGTTTCCGGTACGGGAGGAGTTCGCTGACGCTCCGGATCCGTTCCTGGAGGAGTGGATCGAGACGGCGCGTACGGCGATCGCTACACCGGGCACGGCCGCGGCTACAGTTCCGATGCCGATGAAGATGCCGGGCGAGTGGATCGACAAGGTGAAGCACATCGACTTCACCATGCGCATCGATGACAAGATCATTGAGAAGCGTGAGTCGGCTATCAAGCGCCTCGCGTCCCAGCTGAACATTCCCGCCGAAGTCCTCCTCGGCATGGCCGACCTCAACCACTGGGGCATCTGGGGCGTTGAGGAAGGGGCTCTCAAAAGCAACATTGCCCCCGACGCCGAACTGATCTGCGACGCACTCACCGTCGGATACCTCCAGCCACGACTTCGCGCATCCAGAGTCGAAGACTGGAACAAGTGGGTCGTCTGGTACGACCTGTCCGAACTCGCCCTGCGCCCAGACCGGTCCAAGGACGCCATCCAGCTCTACGACCGCCTGGAGATTGACGGCGACGCACTGCGCCGCGAGACCGGCTTCAACGAGGACGACAAGCCCGAGAACGACGAGCTGCGCATCCAGTCGCTCATGTACCTCCTGCGCAACAACCCCACAGCTGCTCTCACCGCCCTAGAACTCCTCACCAACACCAAAACCCCACAAGAGATCACCGACACGCCACAGACATCCAGCCAGCCGGCCCAGCAGCCTGTTCCTGTCGAAGACCAGACGATGCCGAACACAAGAGACGCTCAACCACCCGCCGAATCAGGCCAGGCCGCACAATCACGCGATGAGCGCATGGCCCAACAGATCCGGGCCCCCCACGCTGTCCGGTTCAGCATCAGCCAGCCGCCGGAGATCCTCCACCCCCAGGTATGCGCCAGTCATGCGCACAGCTGCCCCTACACGCATGCCGCACGCCGCATGGGGGACATGCCCCGGCCCGGAGCGACTGGCGTGTATGAGGCGCAGCTCGGTACGTTCGGACAGTTCCAGGTGGGAACGCCGACGCCTCACCTGGACACAGCGGGCATGATCTCGACGCTCTCAGCCCCTCCGGGGAAGGTGAACGGCCATGTCCGAAGCAGCCACTGACAGTCCACTGCGACGCCAGCCCACCGAGCTGGAGCTGGCGTCCCACTGCGACTTCGCCGACATGAACAGCGCGTGGCAGCAGGCCGTCGATAGCACCATTGCCCAGTGGGAGCCGATCCAGGAAGCATGGCGCCAGCAGATCACCACCGCCATCGCTGAAGCCGTCGACTCCGAGGACATCGACCAGCTCACCTCCATCACCGTCGATAGCACCGCGGCCGCGAATCTGCTCTTCGGCCGCATGCAGCAGTACGCCATGGAAGCCGGCGCGGCGCAGCAACGGGAGGCCGAGGCACAAGGGATCAGTGTTCCGGAGTGGTCGTTGGACGATGAGGCGCTCACTGCGGCTGCGATCCGGGACCGGTTGCGGCAGATTGCCACGACCACGGCGCGGCTCCTCGGCTTGGGCATGGTGCAGTCTGCTGTGCGCCGTGCGGTGCAGCTGTTCGGGTCGGGGACGGGCGCAGAGATTGCCGCTCAGGTTGATGAGCACTTGGCTGGCCTGTCGGATGCGCAGCTTCGGGAACAGGTCGGGGCTGCGATGACGACGGCGCAGAACGATGGCCGGGTGGCGGTGCTGAACGTGGCGCCGCAGGCGACGTATGTGAGTACGGAGATCCTCGATGGGTCGACGTGTGCGCCGTGCCGGGCGGTGGACGGGACGACGTATGACTCGCTGGGAGCCGTGCGGGCCGCGTATCCAGCGGGTGGCTACACCGGCTGCTTGGGCGGGTCGAGGTGCCGTGGGACGGTGGTGGCGGTGTGGCCGCAGCAGGGCGGGCAGGCCACTGCCGGAATGATCTTGGCTGCGTCCGGGGCCACAATGCAGCCGACCGACCAAGGAGGAGGCGGCAGCATGCCGTACGACGTCGTGCAAGACCATCCTGACTGTGCGGCTGACATGCCATGGGCTGTCGTCAAGCAGGGGACTGGCGAGCTCATGGGCTGCCACATGAGCGAGGACGATGCGCTCCAGCAGCAGGCAGCCCTATACGCCACCGAGGGTGACATGGCGCGGCGCCGGAAGGACACCCGCGGCGACGAGCATGGCGCGCCGGAGAGGAGCGCTGCCGAGACCTACTCGATGGACTACGAGGGCAGCACTGCGCCGTGGGAGGGTGTCCTCGCCGTCGAGGGGATTGTCACTGGTGACGGGCGTGAGTTCGCCGAGGGTGCGCTGACGTGGACCGATCTCCCGGTTCCTCTCCGGTGGAACATCGAGGATTCGCACGGTGGCGATGCTCATACCGTCGCGGTGAACGTGGGCCGTATCGACAACGTGTGGCGCGACGGCAACAAGATCATGGGATCGGGTGTCCTCGACCTCGGCGACGAGCAGGGCCAGCGGGCCTACAACAAGATCAAGGGTGGATTCCTCCGCGGCGTGTCCATCGATGCCGACTCCATCGGTGACGCCGATATCGAGATGGTATGGCCCGAGAACGTCAACGAGGGCATGGAGGAGGACGGCGACATCTTCGAGATGCTGTTCGCCCAGCCCGAAAAGATGATCTTCCATTCTGGCCGGATCCGCGCCGCCACCCTCGTCGACATTCCCGCCTTCGCTGAAGCCTACGTCGCCCTCCTCGACAACGCCGGCGCCATCATCGCCGGAGGCCAGCCCGTCGGAGAAGCCGCGGTCCTCCAGCAGTTCGGGGCCGTCGCCTCACACAGCACTGCCACGAGCGACGCAAGCTGGGACGGAGGAGCAAACGAACAGCGCCTTCCCTCCCCGATGAGCGTCACCACCGCACGCGACGCTTATGCCTGGATCGATACCGACCGCATCGAGAACGACCAGATCATCAAGGACGCCTGCCGGTTCATCCACCACGAAGTCAGCGCCGATGGACGTCCAGGCGCAGCCAACCTGACAGCGTGTTCCACCGGAATCGGCATCCTCAACGGAGGCCGCGGCGGAACGAACATCCCCACATCCGACCGGCAGGGTGTCTACGACCACCTCGCCCGTCACCTCCGCGACGCCGGCCGTGTCCCGCCCGAACTTCAGGCCGAAGCCCACGTCATCACCGCCTCCGCCGGCTTCACCAAGCCGCCCGCAGCCTGGTTCGCCGACCCGAAGCTGTCGCTCCCCACCCCCATCACGGTCACCGACGAAGGCCGCATCTACGGCCACGCTGCACAGTGGGGGTCCTGCCACATCGGACAGGAAGGCGCCTGCATCCAGCCACCCCACGAGGACTCCCACCCGTACTACTGCACTGGCGAAGTGATCTGCGATGACGGCACCCGCATGGCCGTCGGGCAGATCACCGTAGGAACCGGACATGCCCCGCTCCACCTCGGCGCGTCTCCGGCCGCCGAGCACTACGACAACACCGGCGCCGCCGTCGCTGATGTCGCCGTCGGTAACGACGCTCATGGCATCTGGGTGGCCGGCCACATCCGCCCTGGCGCGGACCCGCTGCGCGTGTACGAGCTGCAGGCCGCAGGGCAGGTGTCGGGTGACTGGCGCCGGATCGGCGGTCAGCTGCGTCTCGTCGGGCTGCTCGCGGTGAACGTGCCCGGTTTCCCCGTGCCGAAGATGCGTGCCCGTGTGGCGTCCGGCCAGCCGCAGGCCCTAGTGGCAGCCGGCCGTCCGACGGTGGCGTACGGCATGTCTCAGACTGAGTTGGAGCGTTGGGCGATGCGCGTGGTCATGCGCAAGCTCAGCCGTGAAGTACATCCCGGGGGGAGGTGACAAGTATGTGTAACTGCCGGAAGAACCGGGGGATCAAGCCGCCTCCGCCGCCCCCGCCGCCCGCTTCCTGAAGCGATCAAGGCTCTGACCTTGAGGTTTACCGGCCCGGTTGATCAAATGGACGATTGCCGGTCCATGTGCTAGGCGCTACTCTTCGCTATGAGGCGCGCCGGATGCTGCCCGCTACCGGCGCGCCCCATAGCGGGCACGCCATCTTCCCCTCCCACAAATCGGAGGCCGCCGTGCCCGCAGAGGAACTCTTCAGCGCCCCCGCTGACCTCACCCTGTCCACCGACGACGCACTTCGTGCACTCGAAGCCGCCGGCGTCGCCGAGTTCGACCGAGTCAGCAGCCTCACCGACGTCGATCCGCAGACCCTGACCTACGCCATGCAGGTCAGCGAGGACGTCAAGCGCGTCCGAGCCGAACTCCGCGTCCGCGATGTCCGCGCCAAGGAACAGGCAACGCTCCAGCAGAACCAGGTCGCGCAGAAGCTCGCAGCAGCCCGCGCCGACATCCACGGCACCACCACCGAGGTCAACGCAGAGCAGGCTTCCGCCATCGACGCTGACGCCATCGCCGCCGCTGCGGCCCGCGGTGCGACCAGCGCGCTCGCCACCATGCTCATGGACCGCCGCGGTGGATCCGTCCGGCCCGAGGAAGTCGCCCGCCGCGCCACCGCCTCGCTCGCCGAGACCGCGCAGCACGCACCCGCCTCTCAGGTTCCGGAGAAGCGCCTCGCGATCACCGCCAGCGTCGACATCCCCGGCGTCGCGCACGGTGACGGCATCACGAGCCTCCGATCCCTGTCCGAGGTCGTGCAGCGCAAGGCCAAGGCCACGCCCGTCACCCACGACGGCGCCGGCAACATGCAGCTCGTCGCCACGATCAAGAACGAGTTCTCCCACAGCCTCGACGACCGGTCCAAGCCGTCCGACGTCGAGGAGCTGTTCCGGTTCCTCACCCGCCAGGACGGCCTCACCGCTGACTCCCTCGTCGCGGCCGGCGGTTGGTGCGCTCCGTCGGAGATCCGCTACGACTTCTTCAACATCGCCTGCTCGTCCGGCATGATCGACCTGCCGACGTTCGGCGTCACCCGCGGTGGAATCCAGTTCCCGACGTCGCCGTCCCTCGCCGACGCCATCGGGAGCACCGCGTTCGCGCCGTTCGCTGTCGCCTTCGACAACACCTCGCAGCCGTGGCTGTGGACCGAGGCCGACGACGTCGCCGCCGCCACCGGTTCCCCGACGAAGCCGTGCATCCGCGTCCCCTGCCCGGACTTCTCCGAGGAGCGGCTGGAGTGCTACGGCATCTGCCTGACCGCTGGGAACCTCGCCAACGACGCGTACCCCGAGGCCACCGCGAACATGCTGCGGCTGCTGATGGCCGCGCACGACCACGCAACGAACGCCCGTCTCATCGCCCTCATGGTCGCCCGCTCCACCGCCGCGATCACCATCACCGGCGGCGCCGCAACCGATGCGGCTGCGCCTCGCATCTTCAACGCCGCCGGCCTGGCTGCCACGGACTACCGCGAGCGGCACGGCATGTGCATCGAGGACGTCCTGGAGATCGTGTTCCCGTCGTGGGTGCGTGAGGTGCTGCGCGCCGACCTGGCGTGGAAGGCCGGCGTGGAGATGTACGAGGTCACCAACGCCCAGATCGACATGTACTTCACCGCCAGGAACGTACGCCCGCAGTGGGTCGACGACTGGCAGGTTCGCGGCGCCAGCCAGTTCGGCAACGCGACCGCGATGACCGCATGGCCGACCACGGTCGACTTCCTCATCTACGCCGCGGGCACCTTCGTCCACGGCAACGGTCTCAGCCTCGACCTCGGTGTCGTCCGGGACTCCGTCCTCAACGAGACCAACGACCACACCGCAGCGTGGTCGGAGGAGTGCCACCTGATCGCGAAGGTCGGCCACGAGTCCCGCCGCTACACGGTCCCGTTCAACGTCAACGGTTCCACGTCGGCGCTGCTCACCGGAACCGTCCGCGTCTGATCCTGGCCCATCGAGCAGAGAGAGGTGAGCGCCGGTGGCCGGAGCACGCCAGATCGTCGACCCGCCGGCGTTCACCCTGCTGCCCTACGGGCTGTGGGATGCCGTCGAGCAGCGGAATCCCAGCGACACGCACTGGCAGCAGGGCGTCACGTGGGTGGAGCGCTGTCCGCAGGGCGGTACCACCTACGACGAGTGCCTGTCGGTCACCGGTACCGGAGCGCCGCCAGAACCGCCCGCGAAGGCCGACAACGTCGACCAGACATTTCGTGGCGCAACACCGTTCACGGTGATGGCGGAGTTCGACTGCTCACCTGTCGGTATCGGGAACGCGGCTACAGCTGCTCAGGATGCACTAGAGCGAATTGAGCAGCAGCAGGTTGAGGCGGCATTCTGGACTGGAACAGCAGGCGGGCAGACGGTGGGATTCCCACATCTGGCCGCCAATGCCCAGGTCCTCGATGTTCAGGACATTGTGCTCCAGCCGGCCGCGAGCGTGTGCGTGACTGGTGTGGATGCCGCGCATGCTCTGGGAGCGCTGGAAGGCTGTCTGGCGGACTGCTACGCCGGTCAGGGCGTCATCCACGTGCCCAGGACTGCGCAGGCCACACTAGACGCGTGGGGCCTCCTCCATGAGCGGGATGGCGCCCTGTACACGTCCGCTGGAAACAGGGTCGTGGTCGGCGGCGGCTATACCGGAAGTGCTCCCGATGGCACCGCACCAGCCGCTGGGACGGTGTGGCTGTATGCGACGGGCGCCCTGTTCGGGTACCGCGGGGATGTGCAGTTCGGCACTCCACACGACTCAATCGACCGCTCGTCGAACACCATGAAGATGATCGCTGAGCGTAGCTACGTCCTCGGATTCGAGTGCTGCCTGCTGGCCGTTCAGCTCAACCTTGGCGTGCCCACCACCTGATAGGGGAGACACGATGGCTGTCACTTCCACCTGCGTCGTCCCGATCAAGGGCACGCATTTCCGAATCGTCGCCCTCGACGCGTGTGGCGTACCTGTCACTGGCGCATCGGGGCTGGTGTCCGTCACGGATTCGTTCGTCTCTGTCGAGCACGCGCCGGAGTACGAGGACGGCGAGGAGTTCTTCGAACGCACCGCGTCTGGGGCCCCGTGCGTCAACCAGAAGGACGACCCGACGCTGAAGCGGGTCGTGCTGACGATGATGCTGTGTGAGATCAACGTGACGATGGTCTCGTACCTGTTGTCGGCACGTGAGCTGACCACGGGATCTCCGACGACTGGCACCGGCTTCGCGCTCGCCGAAGGCAACCCGACGAACAGGTTCAGCCTGGAAGTGTGGCAGGAAGTCGCCGGTGCTGGCGCCTGCGACGCGTCCGGTCAGCAGCGGTACGTGTACAACGCGTGGCCGAACGTCGGCGCCACCCAGCAGCAGTCGTACACTGCCGAGCTCGCCAAGTCGTCGTTTGAGGCGACGGCCGAGACTCGGGGAGCGTCGTCGCTGTGGGCTTCGCTGGTCGGGTCTTCGTGGCTTCCGGCCGGTGAGACGGTGAACACGGACGAGCACTGGGTGTGGAACGTAACCACGACGCCGCCGCCGGCTGCTACGTGTGATCCGTCGACGCTGTAAGTGACTGTCTTGCCGCGGGCGTCGAACTTGCTTGCTCCGATCTCTACGGATCAGGCGGGGACGACGCCTGCGGCTGCTGTGTGGCTGGTTGCGTGTGGGCCCGTGGTGAAGCCGTCGGTGGAAGCCAGTCGTGTAAGTGAAACCACCAGCACGGCTTGATTGCGGAGGTATCTGTGACGCTGCAGCAGTACAGCAAGCAGTTTTGGTTTCCGAATGGCTCGCCTGCTGTGAACATCGAAGCGCAGGTGTTTCTTGAGGATTCCAGCGGGTTTGCGTCGCTGTACACGGACGCGACAGGTACAACACCGCTTGCGAATCCGACGGCCACGGATGGTAGTGGAACGCTGACGTTCTGGACCGAGTCAGGGCAGTACTGGCTTCACCTGGATTCCGAGTCGTTCCTCATCAATGTGGGCATGTCGGAGACCCAGGCCACGTTGTCGACGGGCATCGCTTCAGGCGGACGGATCACCGTCAATGCAGGCAACCCGCTTGCTGTCGATATCAGCGCGGTAGACGGATACGTAGTCGACTACCTGGCGGACACGCAAGCACAGCCGGTCATCATTCGAGTCAAGACGGCAGCTCAGACCGTTCCGCTGGATGCTGCGGCACTGTTGCGCACGGCTACATGGTTCCTGGTGGACTCCACTGGCACGGTCATCCAGCAGGCGTTCCCGCCGGACAACATCCAGCGGCGCACCCATATCGCGATCGGCGCCGCAGCGCAGAACGGGGCGCAGATCTTCAGCATCACCCCGAACGCAACGATCCTGGCTCAGCCAGTGAACCAGCTGGCCGACCTGATGGACGGCCTGGGCCCATTCGTGACCAACACTCTCGTGGTCACGCCCAATGCCAACCTCACGTTCAACACGAGCTCCACGACCCTCTTCGGCCGTTCGCTCAACCGGTACAGCGGAGGTTCGCTCACGAACAACCCGCACAACGTGACGGCCCCGGCCGCTGCCCCGGCGCAGTTCCGGTACATCACGCGGAACGCCACCACGTTCGGTCCGCTGCGCACCACGATCGATGTGGCGAACTACGACGTAGGCGGTGTGATCACGCCGATTGGCGGAGGAGCGAACACGACCTCCATTCACCGGCTGTGGCTGGCCGGCACTGGCAGCGCTTCGGATCAGTTCGCTTTCCAGTACGGGCAGAACACCTATTCCAGCCTGTCGGATGCCGTGAACCGTATCGGGCAGGGTGGCTTCACGGTAAACCCCATCCTGGCTGGCGCCACAGCGCTTGTGGCATGGATCGCGGTCACCCGGACCGCAACGAATCTGAGCGATCCGGCACAGGCTGCGATCATCTCCGCAGGAAAGTTCGCGGCCCCGTAGGAGGACGACATGCCTGTCATCAATCCCACCGCCCAGACCACTCCGGGTAATGGCGGGAGTATTTCGGGACCGTGCGCGAACTGGCCGGTCACGTGGGCATGCGACACGTCGACGCTGAATCCTGCCGTGACAGGAACCGCGGTGTCGATGGCGACGGAGTTCCTGTGGGCTGCCTCCGGGATGCGATTCGGAGTGTGTGAAGTCACGCTTCGCCCATGTCGACGCGACTGTCAGACCGGCGGGTTCTACGACGACTTCGGTCCACCGTGGACCGCGCAGTACTATCCGCAGCCTGCGCTTGTCGGTGGCCTGTGGTTCAACCTGACGTGCGGCTCGTGCACGGGTTCGTGCTCGTGTGGTCTGGTGTCGGAGGTTCAGCTACCGGCACCGGTCAACACGATCGTCGAGGTACTGATCGATGGCACACCGCTGGTGTCGGGTGCGTACCGGGTCGACAACAACCGGCTGTTGGTGCGGACGGATGGTAGCCAGTGGCCGTTGTGCAATGACTTGTCCCTCGACGACACGGAGGTAGGAACATGGTCGGTTCGCGCCACCTACGGTGAGGCTCTTCCGGAGGGTACGGCGCTGGCGATGGGCCAGCTGGCGTGTGAGATCGCGAAGGCTGCGGATGGTGGTGACTGCCGGCTTCCGGCTGGTGTGCAGCAGTTGGTGCGGCAGGGTGTGACGATCTCCTATCCGGATGTGGGGGAGTTGTTCCGGCAGGGACGCACTGGCCTCTACCTGGTGGACATGTTCCTGTCGACGTGGAATCCGTACAACATGAGACAGCGGTCGAGGGTGTACAACGTCGACCGGCCAAGTGTGCGGAGGGCTGGTACGTGATCACGGGATCGCTGAAGTGGTACACGGTCGCTTCCACGCTGGAACAGGCCGTATATGCCGGACTCACGGCCAAGCCGGCGCGTCATTCGGTGGTGCCGGGCACGATCGCTGACGACGACTGTGGCCGTGGCCTGCTGGCTGTGTCGGTGGCGGGGATCTTCTTGTCGGAGTCGTTTCCGGATCAGCAGACGAGACGTGTCGGATGCGATGCCCCGTACGAGGTGGGGGAGATCGTGATCCGGCTGATGCGGTGTGCTCCGAGTCCGGATGGGCAGTTGCTGGCACCGTCGACCGTGGATTTGGATGCGTCGGCGCAGGAGGTATTGCGAGACGCGTACGAGGTGCTGAAGGCCGTGTCGGAGAAGCTGTGTCAGATGGACAAGGCCAGGGACATCTCCAGTTTCATGCTGCGTCCGCTGACGGCTGCGGGTCCGTCGGGGAGCTGTGTGGGGAATGAGCTGCGGGTGTTCGTTGCGCTGATGCGGAACTGAACGGGTGGGGTGGTTGGCGTGGTGTTCTCGGTGTCGACGAGCTTCGACTTGAGCCGTACTCGGATTGAGCGGATGCTGCGGCTTCCGACTGGTCTGGTGTACCGGAACATGGAGCGTCGGGTGCGGCGTGTGGAGGATGCGGCAATCCGGTTGGCTCCGGGAAGTATGGGTTCGGGGATCAGGGTGTCGATCTCACGGACCGCATCGGGTGACTTCCGCGGGGTGATTCGGTCGACGCATCCGGCGTCGATCTATGTGTTGAACGGGACTCGCCCACATCGGATCTTTCCTCGGAATCCTGGTGGTGTGCTGCGGTTCATGGTTGACGGGAAAGTCGTGTATGCACGGTATGTGAATCATCCGGGGACGCAGGCGAACGACTTTCTACTGCGTGCTTTGCGGACTGCTCTCTGACCCCGGAATGATCATGACTGTGGGTTGCCTACCGTCCTCGCATGACCACACCCACAACCCGTGACTTCACCCGCAAGCACGAACGCCTCGTCTTCACCATCGACAACGACACCTTCGAAGCGACGCCGGCCATCCCGGGAGCACGCCTCGCCGAGTTCGCCAACCGCTACACCAACATCGGCCATGCCGAAGTCACCGACCAGCTCAACGCGCTCACCAGCGCTCTCGAACTCGTTCTCCTTCCCGACTCCCACCGCCTCTTCACCGAGCGTCTCAAGAGCCTGGAGAACCCGATCGAGCTGGAGCAGGCGGCTGACGTCATCCAGTGGCTCATGGAGGTGTACGGGAAGCGCCCTACCAAGCCGTCCTCGCACTCTGCCAGTACGCCGGACAGCCCGGCACTTGGCACGAGCTCGACGGACGTGCAGCTTCCGCAGGAATCGATCCCGACGAACTCCCTGCCCATCGCTGGCTGAACTGGGTCTACGCCGACATGCTCCCCCGTCTGATCGTCCGCGAACACGAGAAACCCGAGACCGCACGGCGCCGGTTCGACGGACAACTCACCGTTCGCAGGTGGGAGACGCCTGGCGTACAACTTCCCGAGGAAACCCCGCAGGAGAAGAACGCACCGTGGTGGTGGAGCAAAGCGGAAGCTGAAGCCAGCACGCGGGAGTTCATGGCCATGGCACGGGCAAAGGGGATGATCGAGTGACGACGCCGTCCGAGAACATCGGCGAAGCAACGATCGAAGTCGATGCCGACACCGATCCGGCAAGCCGTGCCCTACGCGAGTTCTCCCGTGATGTGAACGGCCGACTGCACGACATTCGCGGACGGTTCGCCTCCGAGTCTGCGCTCATCGGCCGGTCACTCACAGATGCTGCCGATGGTGGTGGCGAGCTCGGCAACAGTGTGGACAGGCTGACGCACCGGTCTGGCCGGCTCGGCAGCATCCTCGGATCAGTATCTGGCGCACTAGGTGGTCTTGGCGCGTCACTCGCGCGCGTTGGTGCAGCAGCCGGTTCCGCGGCTCCGGCACTGGCAAGCGTCGTCGCTACCACGCAGGCACTAGCGCCGGCTAGCGCCACGGCAGTGACGGCGTTCGTGGCTGTGAAGCAAGCTGGACTTGCACTTCAGCTCGGCATGATGGGCGTTGAGGATTCCGTCACTGCGGCGTTCGACACGAGCGAAGAGGGCGCCAAGGCGTTCCAGGAGTCTTTGGAGAACCTGTCTCCGGAGGCGACGAACTTCGCGAAGAAGGTGCGCGAGTTGGCGCCTGCCTTCACGAAGGTCCAGCAGTCCATCCAGAACGCATTGTTCAAGGATCTTGACGACACGCTGGGCAAACTTTCACGAGTCACGCTCGGAGTGTTCCAAGGCAACCTGGAAGAGTCAGCCAGCCTGCTCAACAAGATGGCCAAGAGCGCTGCCGAGTCTGCCATCAACCTGGCTGACGACGGCACTCTCGGTCAGGCCCTCTCCGGAGCCAACAAGGGACTTGCCCACTTCATCGACCTCCCTGGTATGGCAGTGACCGCGATCGGCCAGCTCGCGGCGGCAGCAGCACCAGCATTCGACCGGCTGGCCAGCGTTGCCTCTGACTCTTTCGGCGCGGCCGCAGTGAACCTGGGTAAGGCATTCGAGTCAGGCGCACTGACGGAATCGATTGATACAGCAGTCAATCTGCTGTTCCAGTTGGGCTCTGTGCTTGGCAACGTGGGTGCCATCGCAAAGAACGTCTTCGGTCCCATCCAGGCTTCTGGCGGTGGTCTGATCGGCATTCTGGAGCAGATCACGTCTGCGCTGAAGGAAGCGACAGCTTCCAAGGGTTTCCAGGACGCCATCCTTGCGCTTGCCGGTGTGATGGGAACCGTCGCCCAAACCGTCGGCCCGCTGATTACGCAGGCGCTCGCTGCTCTCGGCCCGATCTTCGCGACGTTGGGACCGCCGGTCCAGCAGCTCGTCAAGGATCTCGGTTCGGCGCTGCAGCCCATCATCGCAGCGCTCGGTCCGGTCCTGGCGTCGATTGCAAGAGCCTTCGGGGCACTGGTTTCCGCGGTGTCGCCGCTGCTCCCTGTCATCGGGTCGCTGGTGGCTTCGGTGCTTCCGCTCGTCATTCCGATCTTCGATGCGCTGAAGACCGTCATCGATGCATTGGCACCCGTGATCGCCCAGCTGGTGTTCACGCTGTCAGCTGCCCTGGCACCGATCATCCAGGCACTGGCTCCGATTGTGGCTCAGCTTGCCGCGACGATCGGGAATCAGTTGGCATCGGTGGTTGGCATCCTGGCCGAGCTCATCCTTGAGCTGTCGCCCACGCTTATCAAGCTGGGTGAGATCTTCGGAGAGTTGATCACAGCGCTTGGTCCTCTGATCCAGGTGGTTGCTGATCTGGCTGTCAAGCTCCTGAACGACCTGATGCCGTTCATCGAGCCGCTGATCCAACTCGTCGGAGAACTCGCTGCGATCTTCGCCGATGAGCTGGCTGCCATCATCCGCACAGTAGTCATCCCAGCCATCCAGCTGATCGTGGCACTCCTGCAGGGAGACTTCAGCGGTGCTCTTGAAGCTGCGAAGCGGCTTGTCAGAGGCATCATTGATACGTTTGTCCGCTGGTTCAGCGAACTCCCGGGGAGGATCTGGGGGGCACTTTCCTCTCTGGCTGAGCGGCTTTCTTCCCGTATGAGGGAAGCAGGACAGCGTCTTGCTGCTGCCACCGCACAGAAGATTGCAGAGACTGTCACCCAGGTGAAGCAGCTCCCTGGCAAGGCTGCTGCGGCGTTGGGCGACCTCGGGTCGAGGCTGTACAAGTCGGGTCAGTCGCTGGTCCGCGGGTTCATCAGTGGCATCAAGTCGATGCTTGGTGCTGTGGGCGACGCCGCCAGCTCTGTTGCCAAGAGGGCGCGGGACTTCTTCCCGTTCTCGCCGGCGAAGGAGGGCCCGTTCTCGGGCCGTGGATGGACGCTGTATTCGGGACAGGCGGTGGGTGACTCCCTGGCCGATGGCCTGATGCAGCGTGCTGAGGTGGTGGGGCGTGCTGCCAGGTCTGTGGCTGCTACCGCTCAGGGAGCGATCGCGGCAACGGTGGAGTCTTCTGCCGTTGCTGGTCCTGCCGCGGCGGTGGGCGGCCTGGTGGGGCCGACGGTAGTTTCCCCGGCTACGGCTCCAGTGGTTCAGGTTACGCTGAGTCTGACGAATCAGGGTGTGATTGGGTCGCAGTTCGAGTTGGAGAACTGGCTGGTCAAGGCGTTGGAGAATGTGGATCGGATGGGGCGTCTTCCTCGTTCACTGACGGCGGTGAGGTGACATGGCTGACGGGTACTTCGTCGGGATCAACTGGAACAACGACGGCGGCGAGTTCGGTGGAGACTTCACTGACGTCGGCGAGGACGTCACAGCTGATGTGCTGCAGAAAGACCCAGTGACGTTCCAGTACGGGCGTGACCAGAGTCGTTCCCTGTCTCCTCCGCGGGTTGGCTCAATCGGGTTTGGACTGTGCAATCCGAACGGCTTGTACTCCCCGGAGAATCCGTTGAGTCCGATCGCTTCTGATGTGGCTCCAGCTGCTCAGATCAAGGTGACGGAGACCATCGGTGGCGTTGAGTACCCGCTGATGCGTGGTCGAATCGACAGTTTCATGATGAGCACTAGTCGGCGTGACCAGACGGTTCAGATCACGGGCCTCGATGATTTGGCGCTCCTGCGCGGTAACAAGATCACCACGCAGCTCTATCAGGCTCGGCGTACTGGAGACTTGATCATTGCGATTCTCGATGCGCTCAATTGGAGTGGTCCGCGGAACATCGATGTCGGAGCGTCGTTCCTGCCTTACTGGTGGGCCTCCAACGACGATGCTTTTGACCTGGTGACAGCCTTGCTGCGCGCCGAGGGACCGCCCTCCGTGGCGTATGTGGCGCCAGATGGAGCGTTCACTTTCCGGGACAGGCATCACCGTCTCCTCAGTCTTCCCTCGCTGGTCCCACAGGTCATCCTGTCGGATCGCCCAACTGTTCCCCTGTACGACTCATTCACGCGGACCGTTGCCAACGGATGGGGGACCGCAGACACGGGACAGACCTGGACGACAGATGGAGGTGCGTTGGCGAACTACAGCGTCAACGGCACCACAGGCCAGCACGTTCACAGTGTGATCGGGACCTCGATGAACACACTGATCCCGTCGCCTGGCGCTGACGTAACCGTTCAGGCGAACGTGTCTGTCGACTCGGTCCCGACCGGGAATGCCTACCTCATCTTCCTCCTCGTGCGGGCAGCTAGCGCAGACGACGCCTTCCAGGCCAGGCTCCGGATCGCTCCTACCAGCGGAGACATGGTGCTGACCATCCGAAAGCGAGTAGCTGGGGTAGAGACACAGCTCTCGACGTACAGCACCGGGTTCACTTACGTGGCGAACACGGTGTACCGGATGAAATTCCAGGTCGATGGATCCAACCTGCGGGCGAAGATCTGGCCGGCCTCGGCCTATGAGCCGAGTACATGGCAGACGACTGTTGTCGATACGACGTTTGTCTCGGCTGACAATGTTGGTGTGCGGTCTACGCCTTTCACCGGGGTGACGAACACGCCTCCCATTACCTTCAGCTTCGATGACTTCCAGGCGACTACTCCCGACGATGCGGCCAATGCTGCAGCTTCGGCCACTTGTTAGGAACTGTCATGCCTTCCGAGTTCGAGTACATCGACCCTTTCGTCTACGAGATCGGCTGGCGTGACATCATCAACGATGTTCAGATCTCGGTGACGGAGCGGGTGCCGGATTCTGTCTTCACGACGGTGTGGGAGAGCGATGACACGCTCGTGTTCTCATCGGGTGAGTCGAAGCTCGTCGTGATGGAAGCGCAGGATCCTTTCTTGCAGGCGCAGCCTGTCACGGCAGCTGATGGCGACATCGTCTTCACTGGGCCTGGTACTCCGTCGGTTGCGCTGAGCCGGCTCTCTGGCACGACGACGACCGCGACGATCACAGCTGTCAGTGGCGCGATGACCATCTCGTACCTCAGGCTGCGCGCCAGGTCTGTTCCGGTGGCACGCACGGTGCAGGTCGTCCAGACAGATTCAACTTCGATCTTGAAGCACGGTAACCGCACTTATCCGAACGACGTTCCATTTATCGGTCAGCATGATGCTTTGGCTGTGGCCCTGCTTCTGCTCTCCCAGTATGCGCAGCGCCGTCCCACAGTGTCCGTTCCGATTGTGTCGGCGAACCTTCCAGAACACCTGCAGGAAGTCAGCCGAACAATCTCTGACATGATCACGGTGCGGAATTCTTCTATCGGTCTGGACTCTGACTTCTACATCGAGAACATTCAGCACGCGCTACGCCGCATGGTGGCAGTAGAGGATTGTCCAGGGCCGGTGCACTATACGACGTTCGGGTGCGAACAGGCTGGTTCTTTGGTGTCGGTCAACCCGTTCACTTTCGACAAGACGGGTGCCGGCTTCGATGATGGCGCCTTCGGGTCGAGCGTGGCGGACGATCCTACGACGATTTTCATCTTCGACCACCCGACGCAGGGGAAGTTCGATGTGGGCAGGTTCGCCACCTGACCAACGGAACGATCTTGATGCGGGTACGCATACTGTCTTCCCATGGCCAAGACCAGTAGCGCCTACGTCCGGGCACGCATGAACCACGGCAGGTGGATCGCTGACTGTCCACGCCCCTACTGCACCAACGCGATGCGGCTCACTCTCGGCCAGATCACTTTCCACTGCGCCGGCGAAGGCGGATGTGGCATGCATGCGGCTGTCGCATGGCCTGACAGTGCCGAACTGATTCAGGCAGTCCTTGAGCAGCGTCCGGTTCCAGGAACCCGGAACTGGTATCCAGCTGGTCATCCCGAGGCTGTCAGGCTTGGCCTGCCGCATGGTCAGTCGGTATCCGATCTGCGCGAAGAAACGCGACAGCATGAGGGAGTGCTCTAGTGGCTTGGTCGGCGCCGATGACGGCGGTAAGCAATACGGTCTTTACCGCGGCACAGTTCAACGCGTTCGTGCGTGACAACCTGAACGAGACGGCTCCTGCGAAGGCAACCACGGCAGGTGGCTACTTCGTCACCACATCGCTGAACGCGATTGCTGAGCGTGTTCCGGATGAGGACATCGTGGCAACGTCGCAGACGACTACCTCGACCTCCTACACCGATCTCGCGACGGCTGGGCCGGCGGTCACAGTTGTGACGGGAACGACGGCCGTGGTGGGGCTCTACAACAGCAACGTCAACACCGGATCAACTTCGGCGCTGATGTCGTTCGAGGTGTCGGGCGCCAGCACCATCGCCGCGAACGACAACATGGCTATCGGCATCTCGGGAACGAATGCGACCCGTGAGGGCGCCACGTTCCTGGTGACTGGGCTGACTGCTGGATCTAACACTTTCACCTGCAAGTATCGCGTTGGTGCCGGCACGGGAACTTACGTCGACCGCCGGATCTTCGTTCTTCCCCTGTGAGGCTTGACCGATGACAACGACTCCCCTTTCTCCTGACCGTCTCCTGGAAGTGCTGCGTGCCGAGGGCCTGAAGGTCGTCGAACATTCCGGGTGGCGCACCCACAACCGGGCTGGACACGGACCGTGGGGCCCAGTCAACGGCGTGATGATCCACCACACCGTCAGCACCGGCACCGCCAACTCCGTCCGCATCTGCTACGACGGCTACGACAGTCTGCCCGGGCCGCTGTGTCACGGCGTCATCGCCAAGGACGGCACTGTCCACCTCACCAGCGCTGGTCGCGCCAACCACGCGGGCGGCGGCGACCCGAACGTTCTACAGGCCGTCATTGACGAGCGGTACAACAGTGCGCCTCCGGCACCCCACCAGCACCAGGGCAGCATCGGCGCCGTCGACGGCAACGCGCACTTCTACGGGTTCGAGTGCGTCAACCTCGGCGACGGGAAGGATCCGTGGCCCGCGGAACAGGTGACCGCTATCACGAAAGTGTCGGCGGCGATCTGCCGGGCGCATGGCTGGTCGGCGAAATCGGTGATCGGCCACAGCGAGTGGTCGGACTGGAAGAACGATCCGAAGGGTCCAGGGATGCCGTCTATGCCTTCGCTGCGCACGGAGGTACAGGCTCGGCTAGCGCGTCCGGCGCCGGCCGGTAAGGAGGAGAGTATGCCCCTGTCGGACGAAGACGTACGGCGCATCGCTACGGCGGTCTGGGAGCACGAGATCAGCAACCGGTTCCGTCCGGATGCGTCGGGTAAGCCGCGGTCGATTCCGGCGCACTACTACCTGGAGTGGGGCGACCAGCACTTCGATGCGCTGGCGGAGGCGGTCGGGAAGGTGCCTTCGGCCACGGTCGCGATCACCGATGAGCAGATGAGGCAACTGGCTGAGAAGGTTGCTGACCTCCTTTCGGAGAGGCTGGCGGACTGATGCGGGTGTCGAAGTACTGGAAGGCTGTGGTGGCTGCTGTTGCGGCTGGTGGTGCAGCTTTGTCGACGGCGGTGCAGGATGGTCAGGTCACGGCCAGTGAGTGGTGGGCGGTGATCGGCGCGGTCGTGATGGCTGCCGGAGCAACGTGGGCAGTACCCAACCGGGGTGTCAAGGACGGAGAGGACGGAACGCTGTGACAAGTCCACTGGATGCGCGGATGCGTGTGGCTGCAGAGAAGGTCGTGGCCGAGCTCGGCGGCATGGGCAGCGTGGATGTGTCGGGTCTTCAGCAGCAGATCACCGACCTGCACGAGCACCTGCATGCGGCGACCACTGCAACCGCTGCGCTGACGTCTCGTGTCGAGGCGCTAGAGGCCGCGGCGAAGGTTCCGGTGCGGGGTGTGCGGCGGAAGACCGACAGCGAGTGAAGGTCCTTGTCTACCCGTCGGACAGCTTCGGGTGCGGAAGTTTCCGCGCGATCTGGCCCGGTGGGTTGTGCGCGGCGGCCGGGCACGATGTCGAGGTAGTTCGGTCGCAGGACCGCCGTGTGCGTCTTGTACTTGAGAACGAGGTCGTGAAGGACGTTCTCGTCGAGGCGGATGTGGTGGTACTGCAGCGCGTCACGCACTTCCGGATGGCGCAGGCTGTGTCCGTCATGCGGGCAAAGGGCGTTGCGGTTGTGGTTGATGTGGATGATGACCTGTCGTCGATCCATCCATCGAACCCCGCATGGTCACTGCATCGTCCTGGTCATGGTCCGCATTCGTGGCACAACCTGGCGCAGGCATGTCGAGATGCGACGTTGGTTACGGTGTCAACTCCAGCGCTTCTTGATGTGTACGCAAAGCATGGCCGCGGGCATGTGCTGCCGAACTACTTGCCGGACATGTACTACGAGCAGTCCCGGCAGGACTCGGATGTCATCGGCTGGCCTGGTTCGTTTCATTCACATCCGAATGATCCCGAGGCCGTGGGTGGCGCGGTAGCACGGCTCGTGGACGAGGGTGCCACGTTCGTCATGCGTGGTGATCCGACGGGCGCTGGGAGGGCTTTCGGGCTGGCTGAGGACCCAGTGGGCGGTGGCGTGGCGATCGAGGAATGGCCAGCGTCTGTGGCGTCGCTGGGGGTTGGGATCGCGCCATTGGCTGATACCAGGTTCAACGCGTGCAAGTCGTGGCTCAAGCCGCTGGAGATGTCCGCGACGGGGGTGCCGTGGGTGGCGTCTCCTCGAGCGGAGTACAAGCGGCTGCACCGTATGGGCGCCGGCCTGTTGGCCGAACGCCCTCGGGCTTGGTACCGGGAGCTCAAGCGGCTGCGTGAGTCTGCTGCGCTGCGGCTTGAGCTGAGTGAGGCGGGTCGGGAAGTTTCCGAGCAGCTCAGGTTGGCTGACAACGCATGGCGGTGGATCGATGCCTGGGGCCGCGCGTTCGAGCTTGAGCGTGCTATGCCGCGGTCTGGGGTAGTAGCTGGGCGTTGATGGGGGATTCGCGTACGTCTCGGACCCATGAGGTGCCGCAGGCGAGGCACAGCTCGTAGGGGTTGGTGTAGACGAGCGTGGTGGATAGGCAGAGAGGGCATTTGGCGCGGGTGCGGACGCGGCGGAGTTGGTTTCGCTGGTAGGTGGTGGTTCCGGCCCAGTAGCCCTCGGCGCTGTGGAGCATGGCCCAGGCGAGGCATTGGGGGCGGACGGGGCATGTGCGGCACCAGTGCTGGGCTTGTTCGGCTCCGGTGTCGGTTTCGATGTCGGGGATGAAGTCGAAGTCTGCGTTGTTGCAGGTGGCGGCTTGTTGCCAGCTGGTGTTGTCGGCTGGGAAGACGTTCATGGGGTGTCAGGTGGTGGTCCAGATGACGTGGCCGTTGGTGCCAAGTTGCTGGTGGATGCGGCCGGCTTTCTGGAGTCTCTTACAGGAGAGGTAGGCCGCGTCTCGGGTGCAGTTGGCTGCGGTGGCCAGGGCGCTGCGGCTGTTGATGCCTTGGGTGATGAGGTTGTAGATGGCGTTGTCGCGGGCGGTGACTGCGGGGTTGGTGGGGCGTCCGGGGGGGTTGGGCATGGGAGCTCCTTAGGTTGGGTGGGCCGCTGGTTCATTATGTGGGTTTGTTGGTCGGAATGTGTGGCGTGGATCTTCGTGTCATATTGATTGATCAACAATTCCGCATGTGGAGGTCCCATGGATGTGATCGTTTTCCTGGGGGGCGGCGCCGGCGCGTTGGTGGCGATAGGCGCTTTGCTGCGGGGGGTGTGGGCATTGAACCGTCGTCTGGTAGCGATTGTGGATGCGGTTCATGATTTGGTGCCCGATGGGGGCGAGGCGCTGCCTGAGGCGGTGGCTCGTATCGAGGTGAAGCTCGACGAGGTTTCGCGTCGGGTGAAGCGGTTGGAGCGCAAGTTGGATGAGCATCTGCTGACTGCTCGGTTCTGAGGTGCGGCTTACGGGGGGCGCTCCCTTGACACGATGTAACACGTGTTTCATACTGGTTCCATGAACGAGCGAGAGCGATCTCCCACGGCTGAACTGTGGGACAAACGCAAGGCTGCCGACTACCTCGGCATACGCCCGAACAGCGTCCGCGTCTTCACTTTCCGGCGTGGCATCCCTGTCGTCGCGCGCTATACCGACGAGCAGGGCAGATCCCACGCTCTCTACCTCGCCGACGACATCCGCGCTCACCGGCCCACAGTGGCCGGGTAGAGAAAAGCCAAAGGACCGCCCAACTCCCCAGCCAGCGGTCCTTGACACGGCAACCTCCACCAGAAAGAGATCACCATGAACATGAAGCATAACCCTGTTCTCGGATCAGCGATGGCGCTGGTCGAACTCGTAACAGAACACCCCGAGCTTCCGGTCCCGACATGGAGTCACGGCACCATCTCCACGTCTCTGCACGGTCACCTGCACGGCGCCGGCTTCGACGAGCTGAACGCGTACGCCGAAGTCCTCGGTGGCAGCATCGCCCCGGGACGTGACTACGAATTCAACGGTCAGATGATGCGTCCGCACTACCTGAATGCGGTGTGGCGTGACGTTCAGGTGACCGTGGTAGTGGTTCTTCCGGCGCCGGTCGCGGTGGTGACGGCATGAGCGCGGACCGTGTAAGCCCCAAGCTGGTGGCTGCTGCGGCGAAGGTACTGGCTGCCGCGATGGGGCAGGGGAACCGGGAGCCGTATTCGCTGGCGTTCGTGCTGGACTCGGCGTGCCTGCTGCAGTCCCCGGAGACGGCGGACGAGGCGCGGCAGCTGCGGGACGACGTGGCCGGCGCGTGTCTGGCCCGGTGGGAGGAAGAGCAGGAGAACGCGCGGCTGCGGCTGGCGTGGCGCTCGGCTCGGGAGCGGGCGCAGGCGTACGGCGAGGGCATCCTGCGCGTGGTCGCCGACCGCGAGGCGTACCAGGGCTGGCTGAAGCAGGAGCAGGCCGTGACCCAGCAGCTGCGGGCCCGGGTGGCGAAGCTGGAGGCGGAGCGGCACACCACGAACGAGGCGCTGTCCGATGCGGCCGAGGCCCTGCGGGTGCAGCGCGACCGGATCGCCGAGCTGGAGACCGCACCGTCCCGAACCGCAGTGCTGCGTGAGGCCGCCGAGGTGGCCCGTGTCGAGGGCGAGCGCCTGTACGACGAGGCCGACGTAGAGGAGGCGAAGGCCGCCTGGGGCGTGGGCATTCTGCTCGACCGCATGGCCGACGAGCACGACCCGCTGCATCACCCCACGGCTGGCGAGCTGGCGGAGCAGCGGCACCTCGTCGACCCGCTCGACCACGCCCTCGAAGCCCTCGCCCCGCGCACCGAGGAGGTGCCGGAGCTGGCAACCCAGCAGTGCGGATACGACGACTACCACGACCCCCACCCCTGGCACGACCGGCCGCACTTCTGGTGTCCCGGCCACAGCTACGAGACCACCACCGACGCCGGGAGCGCTCTGTGAGTAACGAGTCGACGAACCCCCAGCTGTCCTTCTACTCCCGCTCGGACTGGCTTGCCGGCTTCCTGCGCGCCGACCGGATCCGTCTGGACACGCTCGTACAACTGGTCGCCGGATGGGAAGACGAGGACACCCGCGACACCGTGATTGCCACCCTCGACGCGCTCGCCGAGATCGTGCAGGCGCCACATGACGGTCCCGCCCTGGACGCTGCGGTCGAGGCTGTCGAGGACGCATCCGGGATGGACACGGCACAGGTGCCCATCGACAAGACGCATGCGCTGCGGTTGCACGCTGAACTGTTCACCGTTGTCGAGCGCCTGACCCGCTTTGGGCCGGCGAGTGCGGTTCGTGTTCCGAAGCAGATGGCCTGGAAGGACATGTGATGCCGCGTCTTGCAGGTCGGGCGAGGAAGGTTCCGCAGGCTGATCACGAGGCTCGTGCGGAGGAGATGCGTCAGCATCCGCGGATGTGGATCCAGGTAGGGGAGTACGGCAGCCGGTCTTCCGTTCTGGGAATGATCAAGTTCGCGCGGGATGGCGAACGGATCAAGTCCTATCAGCCGGCTTCGGCGTATGAACTGCGGATCGAGCTGACCGAGTTTCGGTTCGCGGTGTATGGCCGGTATGTGGGAGGTGCGAAGTGACTGACGCTGTGCTGGCTAGTGCTGAGAGTCATGCTGATGTGGTTGCGAGACTTGCTCAGCTTCGTGAGCCGTTTCGTCCCGAGGAGATCCGTTATCTGCCGCGGGTGTGGTGTGGTGCTTGCCGGGACTCCAAGGCGGGTTGCAGGCAGCATGAGGTGCGGCGGTGTTCGAAGTGCCGCAACAAGATCACTGATGCGCACATCGACCTGCCCTACGTCGGGCATGCGGAGGCGACGAACCGGCTGCTGAACGTGGACCCGGAGTGGTCGTGGGAGCCGGTCGCATTCGACGGGAACGGGCTGCCACAGTACGACCAGAACGGTGGGCTGTGGATCCGGCTGACGGTGTGCGGCGTGACACGGCTCGGGTACGGCAACGCTGAGGGCAAGCGCGGTGGAGACGCGGTGAAGGAGATCATCGGCGACGCGATCCGGAACGCAGGCATGCGGTTCGGAATGGCACTGGATCTGTGGACGTCGTCCGATCTGGAGATCACAGGCAACGGATCGCACGATGAGGAGCAGGCTATTCCGTCTCCTCGGAAGAAGCCAAAGCCTGCCCCGTCGCAGCGTGACTTCGTGGCTGAGGCCGAGCAGTGCGCGACTGCGGATTGCGCCGCGTCGGTATACCGCGATGCGCAAGCCGCAGGGTCTGGTGAAAACGTGCTGTCGAAGATCAAGGCGATCGGGATCCATCTGCGCAAGGTCGAACAGGCCGGAGCGGGTGAGGAGTCACAGGACGAGCATGCTGCCGCCGTTGCGGCCCTCCGTTCGTTCGCCGCCGAGCAGCACATCAGCAACGCCGACCTCGACATGCAGGCCCACACCGCGCTCGGTGCCTCCCTTGACGACGTCTCAGCCGAGGCGATCTGGGGCCTGCTCAACCAGCTCACCACCACCTGACCTACTGCACCACGGGGCCGCCCCGCCGCTATCGGGGCGGCCCTTTCCCAGGAGAACACATGGATATGCAGCAGCTCGCCCTCGAAGAGGCGGCACTCAAGACCCTCGCTGACGCCATCACCGACCGGCTGAAGGACGTCAAGGCCCAGATGCAGGAGGCCCTCGACACCACCGGCGCCAGCCGCGTCGAGGCCAGGCTTCCCGACGGCACGAAGGTCGCCACGATCTCGATCGTGTCGCCGAAGCCGGCCGCGGTCGTTACCGACCCCGATGCGTTCCTCGGCTGGGTGCGACAGAACTCGCCCGCGAACGTCGTGTCCCGGATCGTGACCGAGGTCCGGCCCGCATACACCACGGCGCTGCTCTCCGAGATGACTGCGGCAGGCGTTGCGGAGGTCGCGGACAAAGAGACGGGCGTCGTTGAGGCGGTGCCCGGGGTGGAGATCCGGGCGGCTCGGTCCCGCACGCACTCGGTGTGGACCGTCGACGGCGGTCGCGATGCGATTGCCAAGGCGTGGCGGTCCGGAGCGCTGGCCCATCTTGCGCTTCCGCAGCTCGACGCCACCGGCCACAACGCCGAACCCCTTCCCGCCGCCCATACCGTGCTCGGCCTCGACAAGGAGGACCCGAAGTGACGTCCTCCGCCCAGACCCCCGCGGCCGGGATGCCCCGCCTCCCGGCCGCGGGCGCTAAGCCCCTTCCCCCCCACGGCAGTCTTCGCCGTGTCAAGGGCTACGGATGCAAGTGCGATGCCTGCCGCAAGACCAGCCGCGACTACACCAACAACCGAGTCCGGCTCATCGCCTACGGCCGCTGGCAGCCCTACGTTGATGCTGAACCCGTCCGCGCCCACATCCGCATGCTCGCTACCTACGGCATCGGCATCCAGCGGACCAGGGTCCTGGCCGGCATGTCCAACGGCTGTATGTCTCGTCTGCTGTACGGGCGGGGCGAGCAGCGTGGACCGTCGAAGCGGATCCGTACCGAGACCGCCGATCGCGTCCTTGCAATCCGGCCGTCGCTCGATCTCGCGGCCCCGTCCGCGCTCGTCGACGGAACCGGGACCCGTCGCCGCCTACAGGGCCTCGTGGCGGTTGGATGGCCGCAGATCGACCTTGCCCGCCGTAGTGGCATCGACAGGATGACGGTTAACAGCCAGCTCCATCTCAATACTCCCGTTCGGGCCGCTACCGCCCGTACCGTACGCGACCTGTACGAGCAGCTGTGGAACGTCGACCCATGTACCTGCGGCGTCGGAGAGCGCTGGGCGAAGGAGGCCCACGAGCTTGCCACCTTGAAGGGATGGGTTCCGCCGGCCGCGTGGGATGACGACTACATCGACAGCCCTGCGGCCACGCCTGACGTGGGTGAGGATGTCGCCCGGTATGCGGCGATTACCGAGGATGCCATGTGGCTGGAGCAGGAGCAGGGCTACACGCGAGCGCAGGCGGCTCACCGGCTCGGTATGCGGAACGAGGCGCTGTGCTGCGGAGCCGACCCTGAGGTGTTTCTCGCTGATGGTGGGCCAGACGCCGCATACGCTCGAGCCACGTGCGCCAACTGTCCGGTGGCCGAAGCCTGCCTAGAGGATGCGATGGCGTCGGAGTCAGGCGACCACACCCATCGTGCCGGGATTCGGGGTGGTCTCACTCCGCGGCAGCGTTCTGGGCTTGCGTGTCGGCGGCGTGCTGCTGGACGAAAGGGTGAGGTGGGTTCGGTTCCGCGTACGGGTGGTAAGCCGCTTTCTCCGTGTGGTACTGCGGCCGCGTACGACCGGCATGTTCGACACGGGGAGCGTGTTGATGATGCTTGTCGTGATGCGCATAACGCGAAGAACCGGGCGTGGCGTGCTGCTGCTCGGGAGGTGGCTGAGGCGTTGGATGCTGCTGGTCGTTTGTGACTGGTAGTGGGGTTGCTGGTGGTGGCGTCGTGTGTGGTGTGCGCTGCGGCCGGCGTCGTGACAGAGGGTGGGTGGTGGCTTCGGCTGCCGCCCACCTTTCTGTATGCGCAACACCTTGCACCATGGACATACGTTGGCTAAGCTATGGTCATGAAGGAAGAAGCGCCCAAGTACATGACTCGCGTGGAAGCAGCCGACTATGCCGGCGTCCACCCCCGCACCACCACCCGCTGGATCACCGAGGGGCACCTCTCCAAGAGGCCCGGACGCCGCGGCCGCAAGCTCGTCACGCTC